GTTCCATCTGATCCCGAAGTACCAGAGTTGGTATTACTTGAACCTGCCGTTCCATCTGATCCCGAAGTACCGGAAGCACCTGCCGTTCCATCTGATCCCGAAGTACCGGAAGCACCTGATATACCATCTGATCCTGAAGTACCTGATATACCATCTGATCCTGAAGTACCTGATATACCATCTGATCCTGAAGTACCAGAAGTACCAGAAGTGCCATCTAAATTTGGCGCATTAATTACTATACCTTTTGAACCAGCAGTAGTCGTTGCAGACAAGGTAATATTAGTCCCAGCTTTGATGTCTATTTCGTCTACAGCAGTAGCTATTATATCGACAGAAGTTGTATCACCGGGATCTTCGAAAACATGCCAAGTCTTAAAGGTGCTCTCCATTGCGACCTTAACGACACCAGAACTTGGGCTAGATAAAGCAAAACCTGAATCAACGTCAAACTGTATAGTACTTACGTTCGATACAGAAACATCACTAGATGGATCATTAACTTCGGTAACGTTTAAGCTACCGCCCCCACCTCCGCTTATTTGTTGCCAAGCGTTATTTTGTCTTATATATACGTTGTAGGGAGAATCAGACGAATAGTAGTTAGCACCTTCAGAGACCGTGTTTAAAACACCGTCTTTTTCGCTATCCAAACCGACCAGCTTGTCGCCAACATACCTTTTAACCGCCATACTCTCATTAAATTACACATTATTGAGAGTAATCTTCGTAGGATTTTTCCTCTATTAGGCTCGATTTTGTGTATATGTTTATTTCTTTTTTTATTTCCGCTCTTTTATCGTTTGTTTCGTATACTGAACGCGCTAATGAAATAAATTCTGAATCAAATTCTTGGTTTTTTTCTTTTATTCTTATGTTATCTTCGATGACCCAAAGTTGTTCATTGATCTCTTTGAGTTGGTCATAAAAGCCATAATCCCTAAAAATATGAGCAGCCCAAGGCGGATCACCAAGGGTTTCTTTTAGGACAGAATGTTCCTTTCTTACGTTACTTAGCTTCAGTTCGTCTGTTATGTTATCTATTTTAATTTCTAATATAGATAACTTATCTAATATTTCTCCATTTGATATTTCTATTTTCATCTTTTTTGAGCAAAAAACATAATTTGTCTGTAATAATCATGCGCTAAAAGGTTATCTTGGTCCGGTATTTTTTCATTATTTAATATAGAGTTTGTGATGTCCAAACCAGATACATCAGTAAATTTTATGTTAAACCCTTTATTAATAAATTTATCAATAAAATCAAAATTGAAGTCAAAAATGTGCGCATTTTCCGCCCAGCCTAATCTTAAGTGTACCTCCATTGCTATTTTTTTTGTTTTTTCGACTAGTAGATCTAACTCTTCTTTATCGTTAAGTATAGACCACTCTGCGCCTTCGCAATCTAATTTAATAAAATCAAAATTTTCGAAATGATATTTTTTAAAAAAATCGCTTAATTTAATTATTTCTATTTCCTTGTGGTTATTTTCGTCACTATTCATGAAAAAGTTTTCGTATAGAGGTTTATCTTTGTCTCCTATGGCTGCATTAATAAGATGAAACTTGCCCCTATCTTTAGAAGTATTTATCCAATTAGTTAATGTTTCAAAATTAGAAAGAACCGGCTCAACGGAATAACATTTAGAAGCTTTTTTCCACATTGCAAATTGCGAAAAGAAGCCTACGTTTGCCCCAACGTCTAAAACCACGTCACCTTTTTCTACAGGAGAAAGTGATTCATAAACTTGATCCATGAATATCTCCTTCCATTGGAGATCTAACCCTAAAAAATTATTATCAGGTAGCTTTAACATATTTTGCGTAAGTCCATCAAAAGTTATTTTCCCTTCTTTTTCTAACTCTGTGAAATTAATAGCCCTGTCTATTTCTTTTTTTACATCTTCAAAGGTTATTTTTTTAGTGCATTCGAATTCTCTTTCTGTTCCTTCGTGGTAAGGGCACCAATTCCAATTACTTCTATCAAATTCTTCTTTGTTCCAACAAGAATTACAAACATCCCTATTGATTAACCTGTAAGGAGTACGAAATTCAGTTTTCGGATCACTAAACCCGCTTATCATTACCACTTCTTTATCAAGAGCCCAAGCTAGCCAAGACAAGCCCGAAGGTAAGCCTATGAAAAACTCACAATTATACAAGTCCGTTACTCTCTCTTGTATGTTGTCTTCCTCTGTTTTATCTATAACTCCTTCTGGTATATAGTTATATCCTTGGTCTTCTTTTCCAAATTGAGCATGCCTATCTATACATACGACCTCATACCCTAGTAACTTTAAATATTTAACAGTTTTTCTCCAGCCTTCCTCATTATTCCAATATTTAGCTTGAGCCGTAGATTGAACACTTATGCAAACATACTTACCCTCTATCTGTCTTTCTTTATTTTCTATATGTATTTTAGGTTTTAGCTCTGAGTGATCTTCTAAACCGAGACAGAAGGATGCAGTTTTTTGTAAGCTGTCATTTCTTATATTTAGGGGCGGATAGAGTTCTCCTGTTTCCTGATTTTTTTTCCAACCCATTATAATAACATCGCAGTCTCCCTCAACTACCTCTCCGGGTTTAATAAATTTGATTTCCGGATATTCTCTTTCAAATAATTCATTTCTGAAAGTTGAACAATATACTTCATAATTATTTTTTAACCTATATTTCTCCACGTAAGGCATCCAAGCTACAGAATCCCCCAAGGCTGAACTATGGAACTCCACAAGGACTTTCTTCTTCTCCGAAGTTGCTTCTTTTAAATTCCTTAAATTGACTTCTGCTATTTTTTTAAAAACCTGCTCGTTAGTAGGATGACACTCAAAAGAAGGTTTCTTCTCTAAACATTCTGAGATAAGAGGGAAACTATTTAGCTCAGCGTGCTCTGTTATGCAATATTTTATATTAGACCCGCAAAAGATCTTACATTCGCCTCCGACAAAGGAAAATTTATAATCTTGACCCCCGTGCCTATATGGAGCTCTTAATGCTGGATCTATTGAGCCTCCTATATAAATAATCTCCGTGTCAGTACACCCAGCTAAATGCAATATCCCTGTGTCACAAGTAACACAAATATTAGCTTTTTTAATTATTTCAAAGTCTTGATCTAAAGATGTTCTGTTTAAAAAACTAACGCCCTCGAAAACAAAATCTTCAAAATTATAACAAGATTTATCATAATTATTACTTCCGGGCTCTTTGGCTTGATCGAAACCAATAAGGGCAACTTTGTAACCCGCTTTATTAATGTTTGTTATTAACTCTTCGTAATTTGATTTTAGCCATGTTCTACTTGGCCAAGTTTTAGATATATGTATTACAATATAACTTTCTGAATTCAAAAAATTCTCATCCGACTCTTCAAAATTAACTGGGCTCGGATAATACTCACAATGCATTTCATTTGGTTTTAGATCAAATCCTAAATTGGTACAATGAATTTTCCTTATGTCAACACTACCATATTTTAAGCTCATTCCATTTGAATTTAATTGAAAAGTTTCTAATACTTCGTATTGCTCTCGAAACTCTTCTTTGAAATCGTTAACATGTATATGGAATTTTACATAAGGGTTATTTTCGAATACGAAAGGCTTATGGGAGCATACTATTATTTTTTTACCATAAGATTTAGCTAATTTTCTTAACGTAGGCGTAGAGCAAAGAGAATCCCCAAAAGACTCGCATCCTAATTTTAATATTACCTCTTTTGCGTCTTCTTGACGCCCCATTAAGTCTTCTTTTTTAAACTGCTCCATTGTTTAGTTTTAACAATTAAGAAGTTTGTTTTCAAAAATTAATATCCGCCGCCATACCTGTGTTTTACAGCCTTGCAGTTACCGTACACCTCACCACTGGAAAGAGCTCTGTTGTAACATGCAACCATTCCTATATTAGTATTTAAGCCAGAGCTTGCGTTCCCTCCTATGTAAAACTGTTGATAGGTACCATTTACTGTACCAGTATGAAAACCACCTATATTACTTGCGTTAATATTTGGTAGAGGGTAAGTGCCAGTACCTTTGACAACGCCATCCAAATAGCCTATCATTCTCCCGTTGCTGCCATCATATGTCATAGCAGCATGACGAAAACTAGATCCAGAGATAGATGGGTCACTAGTATCAGAAAGCACAACTTCTAAACCGGTCCACGGGCTATTAACTGTGGCTGATTCAAACTTATTAGAAGCTATAAAAGCTTTCAATCCGCTAATTTGATTTGTGGTTCCATCTCCGTTCCCTGTCATAGTAACTATACCATACGAGTATCCATTTTTATTATGATCAGTATTTCCGAAAAGCACGGCTCCGTCATCAGGGTAAGTAGAGAGATCTCTTTTTATCTCAAAGAAAACTTCTATAGAAAAACTTGATTCTTCATCTTTTAGAACCCCTAATGATCTCAAGCCAGAAAAGTTCGCGCCAGATATAGCTCCAAAATCATTTTCGCTAGCACCTTTTCTAAATTTATAATAGCCACTTGTCTCATCATACAAGCCGGTCTCAGTCAACGTAACGTCTAATCCACTGGGACTTAGATCTTTCCAAATCTGCGTGTTGTGATTATAACTTCTTTGGCTATAGCCATCTACCCTAAATACCAGCCCATCTGTATTAACTCTATACTTACCGTAATTTACTTTACTTGACATTTTAATATCCTCCTGTGGAACTATTCGCTGAAGCTGCAAAACTATAATTTACACTATTTAAATTAAAATCCTCAGAACCTTGTATGTAGTTATGTAAAATCTGATTACTATTCAAAGCTTTTTTATAAATAGAAACCTTGTATATTTTGCCTTCTGTGTGATTTTTCTTTCCCGCCTCGCCTATTTTAGGAAACCCCCCTATCGTTGCTTTGAGATCTGAGCCGTCATAAAAATCAGTATTTATTAAAGAATATTTATTGTAATCGTTTACGTCTTTTGGCGTTCCGTTGGTTGGGGTAATTGAATTATCATCAGAAAAAATTATTGAATTTGAAGTGTCTCCACCAAAATAAAAATTTGTTACTTTTGTTAATAATGAATTGTCGTCAAATTTACCTAAGGGATTTGTGGATCTATAGATCGAAAAACCTAAAGCTGACGGAACATTAGACCAAGTTAGATTAACTATAGTAAAATTATTCTTAATTAAAACTGTTTTAAGTGCGCTAGCTACCGATTCTCCTTTTTCGTCATAAGAAGATACTTTATAATTTACCGTCTGCCCTCTTCTTAGTAAATTTGACCCTTTTTCTAAATTAAAAGTTTTTAAGGTAACGTTAGGTGGAGGTTCAATATTCTTAACTACTGTAATGTTTTTAATATAACCATCTACGTATACCTTTATTTTTCTCTCTGTTAAAATCGTGTCTACTACTACGCTAATATTATGGGTGTTACTTGCGCTTATTTCCTCGCTGTTAGTAAAGCAGCTAGTAGAAAGACCACTAGAATTATAAAAGTCACAATAAACTCGACCATTATAAATATAAATATGCTGTTTCTTTGATATATTATCGTATGATGTAAAAGAGCCCGATTGGGTTATATCAGAATAAAATAAAGTAGAATATTCATCAGTGACAGAATTTAAATTTACCCAAAAATCATAAGTTTTTTTACTAGAATTATTCAAGGATAAATAAGACGAAGAACCAGATTTTGTAGAAGTGATTCCAAGATTGTAATACGACCCATAGTTTCCCTTCGACGAAAAGATAGGCCTAGCATCTGAATCAAAACTTGCGGTTCCAATATTAAAAGAATTTTTATTTCCACTAAGATCAACAAGCCCTGAAGATGCAGACCTATTAGAATGAGGAACAGAATTGGAGCTTTTTCCCGGACGACCTTGTAAAAACTGGGTTCTATGCACACTACCTGCATACTCTGATTTATTTTTTTCTAATTGAAAATTTTTATAAAGTATATATCCGTGAAGAGCATTACCGCTTTGTGAAGTTTGGTATGGGTAATTAACTCTAGGGTTCATATATACAGAATAATAAATAGAAGTTTGTATTACTCCCGAAGTTCCAGATGTTCCTGACGATCCGGAACTTCCTCCTGTACCAGAACTAGCTTCTGTACCAGTTAGCAAACTAGGCTTAATAAGAATAGACACTGTTTGCCAAGTGCCTTTTTTTGAAAAGTTGTAAGTCCCGTACTGAGAAGCTTGGTTTATGGGGGTTACCTGCAAAACTGCCCTATTAGGTAGTCCAGTTCTTTGATGACCCTCTGAAACAAATACGTCTGCCGATAAAGTGTATTCCGAGCCTATATCTAAATATATCCCTTGGAAGCCATGTTTGCCTAAGGCTGTGGTAGACGATTCTTTTGGAAAATTATTCTTATATACGACATCAGAATCTTTCATATAGCCGGGAGCCAAAGACTTATACATACCTTGTTGGTTCGGATCTTTATCTCTATATATTCTATAAAAATCGAGACCAGTATGAACATCAAACTTGTTATCTTTTTCTGCTGTCTCTATAAAGTTTGTGGTAGGCTCCCCAAGATAACTTTTGCTAGACAACTCATTAACGTACGCTACTAAGCCTTCCGTAAGTTTTCGCCTTGTTCCATTGTAAGCAGCCATGATTTTAAAGAGGAATACTTCCTTTGTACATAAGAGAACTTATTATCACATCTTGCCTAGAGGAATCTCCACTTTCTGGAAACCTCATGTAATTAGTCATGGTTTGGTAATTTTGCCCAGAAATACTTAAGTCTTCAACTAGACTATATGAGCCAACGCCAGTTTGAATAGTGGAGAAATTACTATGATTAGAAATTTTATCCAAATAAATACCTTTATTGAAATGAGGATTTTTTAAAAAATGCGTTTGCCCCGAAACCCCTTCCGAGATATCTCTTTTAGTAAGATAGTCTGCAGAAACATGACTCCTTAAGGAAGTGTCTAGATTCGATATTTTCGTATTAAGAACCCCGCTAGTATTACGAACATGACCGGTAAGATAACCACTAACCCCATCCCCACTCGCTCCGGTTATTAAGATGCTTAATTTTTCTCCAGAAGAAACTAGGTTAGCTCCAACGTTACCTAGATCAAGCTGCTGTTGGTAGGTTTCACCACTGAGCCACCTTACGTCGCCGCTAATTTCTCTAGCGTCCCCACTAACACTATTTATGTCGGTTTTTAACTCCGTTCTTGTTGCGGTAGTATAGCCACTTAAATCTAAACCAGATTTAGTGAGATCGGTTCTTATAACTCCACTAACAGAATCTATGTAACCAGAAATATCGCCACTTATAGTGTGGACATCTCCAGTAGTAATAAATTGAGCAGGATTGCCAGTATAAGGATAGAAGCCCGTCGTATTTAAAGAGCTACCAGATAAACTTGTAGAGGCCGGTTTTAAAAAGTATTCTTTTAGTCCGACTAAGTCTAACTGGCCTGTCTTAATATCATACGGCATGGAGGCATTTTATATGTTTATTTGCCTTCTGCCAAAATAGATCTAGCTTTTTCTGACAAAGTAGGCTTTTTGCGTTTTTGTTCATGAGGCTTCTGGAAAGATAAAACATGTTTTCTAAATTCCCTAGTAAGCCTAGAAGTTAGTAACTCTCTATTATCTATAGGTAAAATACCAACCGAAACAGCATGAGAATGAAGGTCAGTACGATTCATATTTCTTATTTTATCAATATAAACAGATTCTTCTAAGGTTCCATATGTAGAGGAACCTGTATCTCCCCATATTTGGTCTAGAGTGGTCTTTTGAAAAGGTTCTTTTTCCTCCATTGCGTGAGTTTGAACCATTTTCTTCTTAGCTTTAACCTTCTTTTTGGGGGTTTTCTTTACTGTTTTCCTTTTAGCCGCGCTTGTCTTTTTCTTTGCTGCCATGATGTTTAATCCTTTATCCGTTATACATAGTATACACAAAAGCCCCCAACAAAAGAATAAAAAAGCCCCCTCCGAAAAGGGGGCTTCTGTAATATTTATCGAGGTGTATATTAGACCACCAAGCCAACAATAGCTCTGGCATCGATACAAACGCGACCTTCTTCCAAGGAACCGTAAAAACCGATTCTCTCGTTTCTCTGGGTGAACTGGTCATCCGGAGCAGTAGTGAAGGTGTCACCTGTGTCGGCGTCCTGAGCGAGAGCTCGCACAAACGCGCCCTTGCTATTATCAACACCAACCAAGACTTCGTCAGCAGCAGAAGTGCCAAGCGCGTCAGCCGTCCAGCCTGCAGCTGTAGGACCAACAGAAGCGGTTCCAGCAAACTCTTTAAAGAGATCGTTGTACTTCTGGCTAGTGCCGAACTCGTTAAGTTCCACGATATTCACACCGTAGATCTCCTGCATGCCAGCAGAATTGAAAATATCAGTTCTGATGTTATCCGGCAGAGGCACGGAACTTGTTCCGCTCGGAGCCTGAATTGTGTTCATTGGTTGATAAGCAAATGCACGGATCTGCTCTTTGATCTCAGGACTGACATACAAATCAGTAATACCGGAGCTGTAAGCAGCATCAGGTGTACCGTCTGCCCAAGAAGAGTTGATTCTCTTGTTGAGGGTCATCAGCTTGTTAAGATCAGACAACTGGAACTTGTTCTGCTCGTAAGCAGGGATAACGTGAGAGCCAGCCTTCAAGCTAGTAATCCCAACGGAAGCCGCTGTTACAGAAGCAGTGTTCGCGTTTGCGAGGGCGTTTAAAGCAACGGCCCAAGCGTTTCTCTCCTGCTTAAGCAGGACCTCTTGAGACATACGCTCAATAAGCTTGCTCACAACATCGAGCCTAGCCTGTCTTGCATATTTCTTTGTAATTGAAACGGCACTGTCCAAACGGTAAGTAGCAATTTTCAACTCTTGAACTGCAGAAACGTCTTGTGAGGTCGGAAGACCACCCGCAACATTCTGGGACCAAACACTGACATAACCTTGGTTATTCTCATTGTAGTAAAGGTCCAGAGGATAACTTGCACCCTCGTCCTGATTGAAAGGAGCATCTGTATAGATAGCGCCTGCTGTAGCTGCCTGCTGCAACACCTTCCTGACTACCGGGCCTAAAAAGGCCGCGAAAGCTTCAGATGCTTCACGAGCAACTATCGAATTCTTAGAACCCATAGCTTTAATGAGTTCAACCTGTTCTGGGGTATTTTTTAACTTAAGTCTCATAATATTTTCTCCTTGTTTTAGAGGTCAATCTTAATAAGTTGAAACCCATTAGCATCAACATTGCCCAGTGCAGTACCTACTCTTGGGGCATTTGTCTGAAGACCTTTGTGTAACTGCCCACCTTGAGTCTTGTCGGCGTAAACCGGATCACCAGCAGAAGGCGGATCCGCGCTCATCAAACCACTATAAAGTATAATGCCCTTGGTCAGGATTGGAACTGCCTGACCGCTCACCACAGCCTGCATTTCAGCGGCCTTCCGAGGATGGTAGAGAAGCTTTTCGCCATTTTCGTCGACTTCTGCGACGTCCCAAAGGGTAATGCCGATAGGCTCTTCTCCTGCCTTGTAAGGCTCGACTGCCGCAGTTGCGCCATATCGAAACGATGTCGTATTCGTGTAACTGGCACCGGGAGTACCGATACCTGTTTTATTTACCGGATCATCTGTATTTTTCCAACCATTGCCTTTGACAGAAACGAGGATCCCCTTACTCATCTTAGCGCCATCGGCTTTAAGATCAGCATAAGAAGCTACTATGTCTCCATCATCGTCTTGTAGGGTGAAAAGGTTAATGACGTCCGTCTCAGCGTGTTGCCTAAAAGGCCTCAAGCTTTGTGTGTTATTCGCTGCCATAATTTATATTCTCCTAATTTTTGTATTAATACTTAATATCAAATTGTTCTACGCTAAAAGCGTCCTTGTACTTATCGTAAGTAGAAGTTTCAGAAGCGTTAGTTGAAGCTGGAACAACCTCTGCGTCCTCTTCTCCTCTGTCTATCGCCTCATCGACGATATCCTCAGAAGCCTTAGACTCTTCGGTTTTCTCTTCCTGCTCTTCACCCTTCTCTTCTTTTACTTCTTTTGCTTCGGCTTCTTTCTTGGCTAGGACTTCTCTGGACTTGTCTCGAAGAAGAACGCTAATTCTCTTCGCGAAAGATTCCCAAGCTTCCTCGTCAAGATCCTTGACTTGTTCAGCAATGACTTCACGATCCTCGTTTTCCAAAGCGTAAGTCTCATCCAAAGATGCCATTCTCTGATTGAACAGCTCTTCAGCTTCCTTTTTCGCTTTTTCGATCTCGAGTGTGTCAAGTTTTTCGGAAACAGAGTCAAGGTCAGCCTTGAGCTTATCGTATTCCGAAGAAACCGTACTAATTTTCTCCTGAGCCTCTTTGAGATTATTCTCCACCTGTGTCTTTTCGGCTGAAAATCTCTCAGAAGCGTCCTTGAGCTCCGACTCAATAAAGTCGGAAACAGCCGAGGCAGAAAGTTGCTTCAAAGATTCATCGGTGATGTCTTTTATACTTTCTATTTTCATAATTTTTTCCTCGTTTTGATTTATTACAATATCTTGTTGTATTTGTGAAGTTTTTTCGACTTCAGCAAAAGTGTTTTCTTCCTCTTCTTTAGAAGAAGTTACGGTTTTTTCTGTTGCTAATCCTTTCACATCCGCAGCAGGGGTTTCTGTTAGACCTATACCCAAAGGAACAACGTCGCCAACGACTTTTCTGTATATGAATTTTCCATCTTCAGTTCTGCCTTCTCCCCCAAGAGCTTTTAGTTTACCCTCAAGAGCTTCGATTTCTTTTTCGTCATCAACAACAGTGCCATTTTCTATGTTCTTATCGTTTCCTTCTAAAATCACCAAATTATAATCAGTAAAACCTAATTCCCAACTTGCGCTTACTTTCATATAACTATCGCTACTAGGATCAGCTGAGTCCTCTATTAATTCAGAAATCCCCTTGTTAACCATCTTCCAGATAACACCTCCGAGAGTTACGTTAAAAGGTCCTTCCAGCTTGGATACTTCCTCTTCTGTAAGCGGCGTATCTGTACCAAATTCGGAAAAACCAGCTGTTAAAATTGTACCAATAACTTTTTCTCTATTGTGCTCTATGTTAATAGGTTTATTTTTAAAATCTTGATAAAAGGATAAAGCTGTTTCCGTGTCAACAACATCACCATTTCTATTTACTCTATTAGCAACAAAAGCATTGAAGGCTACGGGAAGCAAATCAACATGCTTGTCAACGTCTACGTCAGGAAGAAATTTAGCTACCTCAATCATAGAAGCTAATGCTAAATACTTATCTCTCTCCTCTGAAACAACCGGTTTAATTTCAGAACTAAAAACTGTAGTATATTTTAATTTATCTTTCATATTTGAACCTTAATCAATTACCTCATCAAGCCAATCTGCTCTTTGGGCTCTTATTTCCTCTTCGGTTTCAAGATATAGATCATCAACATCTCTATAATCATAATCATTCAAGCGATGCTTTCTTATATCGTCTTCTGCCAAAATAAAATCTTCTTCGTCTGGATAAAAGTTAGGAGACATATCTAAATCTCTATCATCAATCAAGCTCGCTTCCGTTGAGCGATAGCTGTTTGTAATTTTTCCTTCTCCTACTATTTTCAAAAACATGTTAACTCTAGCTAAAGCCATCTTATTGACAGAAAAATCTTTCTCGTCAGAATAAGCGCTCCTCCCAATGTCAGTTGAAATCTCCGAGTTCCATGTTCCCTTATAAACATCCCTGAGTTGAGAGAAGGTGACTTTTCTTGGGTAATTTTCGTTGTGGTTTTTACACTTCTCTTCTAGGATTGCTACGATTTTGTTAGAAAGTTCTATAGTTAAGGAATCTTTAATCTCTTCAACTTTAATCTCCCTGACTTTCGTTAAGTCAATAGCTTCGCTCTCATTTTGAAACTTGATACCACTCGAAGATAAATCTACGGCCAGCTCCTGCATTTTTGTAAACGAAGACATATTAAATTACCTAAATAATTATACACTTATTTTTAAAAAACTTATAAAAAAAATAAAAACCCCCGAGATAAACTCGAGGGCTTCTAAAAGACAGATAACAGTAATGCGTAATATTAGAAAGGACCATCGCCAGCTTCACCAACTAAATCATTAGTAATATCAGGTAAAGCAGAGGTCCCGCCAGCTGTAATATTTCCTGACTGTTTGTAATTAAATGTAACGCTGTAACTTCTTGAGTATGTGTTCACGATGCCCGAGTTAACGCCGTCTACGCCCCCAGTCACAGTACTGGCAGTTAAGGAAAGGTTTCCTCTAGAAACTGTCATGCTAGACAGACCGCTACCAAGCTGAACACCAGAATTGTAGGCTACATAAGCACTGTCGAGGACAGCATTAATAAATTTTTGAGCGCCACCATCTCTTTCGACTGAAGCTACTCCACCTTTTTCTTGTGTAAAGAAGTCTCCTGTAGTTAAACCATAGTTTGGTTCTTGTGGGTCGCCTATCATATTCGCTTTGTTAGCGTCGCTGAATGGAGTACCAGCCAAACCGCCAATTTGAGCAGCTGTTCCGATAGGGATTACAATACCTGTAACGTTTTTAGCTAAGTTAGCGGAGGCAATATCTGTTGCGCTTTTTACGCCAACGTTATCATAAAATTTGATTTTCCCTGCCGCCGTACCTGAAGTCAGGTTCGTGAGTCTGCTGCCTTGATTCTTGTTAGTAGTTAATGCCCACTGACCATAAGTTGTTTCTGCCATAATGATTTTCTCCTGTTATCTATATCCTGAATTACATTGTTTTTTGCTTTTTTGGAAATTTTTTATTCCACGTCTCCGAGTTTCTTTAGCTCCTCTAATTTTTCGTTCGGGGTAGCTATTCCACCTATGATTGTAAATACAGTCAAGTTATCTTTGTCTCCACTGTAGATACCTCTATGTACTACACTTCCAGAACTCAAAATCCTACTTAATTGATCAAAAGCTTGATCAAGGTTGGATTGAGGCACGTTATCTAACACCTCTTTTCCTCCAATTAAAATAGCTCCAGCCGTATTAGCTGTAGTTATGTCTATGCCTCCTGACATGCTGCCGGTTTGAGCTATGCCTCTAACTGCTCTAGATATGTTAACGGGGTCTTTCCACTCCGGTACTGGAGTAGCTCCAAATATAACTATCCCAGAGTCGAGCACGTTTTTGTAATCACTAGAATCAAAAGAAGAGTAAGAGCTATCTCTCGAAGCTGTCATATTAAACAAATGAAATACTCCCGCCATACTCATATTCGCTGTCTGCCAAAAGTTTGCTACAGAAACATTAGAGTATATCTTACTAGTTTTTTCATTATCTATAATAACGAGAGGGGACACTAAACCGCTTTCAACCATTTCGGTTGCTTCTTTTAGGGTCTCGTAAGCGTTGGCATTAACTTTCTTGCCTTCTGAATATTTCGGCAAGGCTAAAATAACTCCAACCTTACTACTGTCTGACTGTAGAGTATCTTGCAACTCTTTTGCTGTGTTGACCAATGGCTTCAGAGTACCTGCTCCTGAGCCCCCGCCTGCACCAGCGCAAACAAAAACCCTATCGACATCTTCCCCAAAAGAACGACGCATAAAGTCTAAAACATCATCTGATTTTTCTTGGAAACATTTAGCAGCAACTGACCGGTCCTTTCCTGCTCCTCCTGAACCTATGCAGAGCTTATTGTCTACATTTACTGTATTTAGGTCTTGTTGAGCTGTGTTAATAATACCAACTTTTCTATAGCCTAATTTATGAAAAGTCTCAGCTATTCTTGACCCACCCTGTCCGGAACCTATGAAAGCAAATTTGAATGCTCCGTCAACCTCGTCTTTGATTTCTTTCTTTTCTTCCGGTTCGGGTGGCAAGGGAATATCTGGCACCGCTATATCGATATCTGTTCCTCCCAGATACTGATTTACATCTTGTATATTATCTGTATTTTCACTCATGTTTCTAAATTTTGCTTGCATGCAAAAGACTAGCTAAGTAATCGTCTACTTGGTGTTCGCATGCTATAGTCTGAACCTCATTTATTTTGTTATGATTTGTATCAATTGGATTGTCAATATAATCTACGGCTTTTTCTAGCCACTCTGCTGGCATCTCATTAGCCATAACTACCTGACAAATTTCTTCCGCTAGACTTCTTATTTTATTGGTTACTCTCTTATTGTCGTATTTGGCCTTAAGTTGTTCTTGTACTTCGGATTCCAACTTTTGAGCCAACAATAGATTCTCCTTGATTTTTTCTACACTGAATTTTTCCCTACCTACAGTATTCTCTCCTATAGGGGAAACCTTCTTTGTCGTCTGTGGTGATTTACTTCCATCTGGTCTTCCCTCTTCTGTTTTTTCGTTTCCACCTATTAGTGGGTTATAATAACCTTCGTCTCTTAATTCTTTGAATTTCTTTTGAGACTCAATAGATTCTTCCGGCTCTGGTAGTCTACCTGAATTTATAGCCTCTAAACCCTCGTCTGCAGTCAATATTCCGTACTGCAATAATTGAGCCACCACTCTATTCCAAGTAGTCTTATCTTTTAGTTCTATCTCCTCGAAGTGGGGCTCGGGGTAGTTTTTAAAACCTAAAGTTTTGGAGATTCTTTTTATCTCTGGTGTCAGAAATTGATTTATAAAAGCATCCCTACCTTGCTTAAGCCTTTCTATAAATACTTGAACTTTAATACTTGTGTTAGCAAACTTTTCATCACCAACTAAAATATTATTCAAACCCATTTGTATGTCTTGGTTTACAACATTGTATTTCCTTGGATCAAGTATACTAGCTATGTCTGGGATAACAAACTTAGCTTGAGTAGTATAGTCAGAAACAAGAACTTTCCCTACAGACTGGTTCTCGAAAAGCTTTTGCATAGTTTCTATGCTTCTTTGGTTTACGTTTAAGCTACCATCCTTAAGTTCTGAGCCCATCGTAATTAACAGTATGGCTTGGTTTGTTGTTCGTGTGATAGCCATATCCATTTTTTTCATTTCTGATTTCCAGTTTATATCTTCGAGAACAGGAAAACCCATAGGAACAGAGAATGGTTCGTAATCTTGTTTTTTGTAAAATACGGGAGTGACTTTATCTTTATCCAAACGAATACTAAGCATCCCTATGTTTCTTTGTTTGAGGGCTTTTTTTGTTTCGTCATCAAGAGAATCGTATACTTCTCGATCTTCTTCTGTCCTTGGGTTCTTTAACCTCTCTAGTTCGTAGTCGCTTAATACTTTGTGATAAATCCCAGAAAAGAATGATATGTTTCCTCCCATTTGTATATCCGCAGGATTAAGCACTATATACCTAGAAGGCAAAGTCCCACCTTCTGCCTCAGCAAACAAATTAGAACTACCATAAGTCTGGGTTATTTTTTTGAAATCTTCCGGCTGCAACTTAGTATCAAACCTATGTATAAAAACATTTCCAGAACGATAGTATTCCCTAAAGAATCTATCTAGAAAACTTTGCATATCTATTTTCTTAAACAAGGCTTCCATAAAATTTCTCGACTTCTTACTACCTCCGGTAAAGTAAAGTTTTGTAGCAGAAAACTCCGTCATTAGATCTATAATATTTCTGAATACAGAAAAATTATAATAAGCTTTTTGACAAAGAATGACAGCTTCTCTTACGTTAAGTGAGCTTTGGTTATTAACGCCTTTAGAATATTTAAATGGCACAAGCCCATTGTCTATATTTTCAAACCTATTAGTTCTTTCTATCTGTCCGCCAACATTTCTTCTTGTCCTGCTTGACTGGTCAGTAGTGGTATATGGAGACGAAGCGAAACTTGTCATCATCGGTTTGACTTCTGTTTTATTATTGCTTTTCTTTGTCATTTTATATTATCATTAAGTGCTTCCCTCCTGCAGTAGTGGTACCACTTACATAGAGTGTTCCGTTAGGTAGTCCACCAGTATTTGGGTGGGCTGGTAAATTTTGCATAAGAACTCTTTGTCCGCTCAGACTCAATATATCTTTTCCATAAGGACCTAAATTAATTCTATCATCATCATACACATCAATTAAAGGTAAGCCCGCTTTATCTGTAACTGAAAATACTGGAGCATCTGGACCATACCCGGGAGCTAAAGTAAGCAAGGCTCCGCTAGCATCATCAAAAGTAGCAGACTTGTTAGAGTTGACTCTTAATGTAACACCATCAGAGCCAAGGGAGATTTTCTCTGTTTTTATCCCAGAAGAAAAAGTTTTCTCTGCAGAAAAAGCAGTAGAAGTATTAGATGTGATATTAGTTGTGAGAACTTCGAGCGCTGCGCCAGTAGCATTAAGACTGCTTTTTATATCTCCACTAGAAGCAGATACATATCCTGTCATTTCAGGGTAACCGGGCAACTTCATCCAGCCAGCTTTAACATTAGTATCTCCAGTCGCGACAAAAAGACCAAAGCTATTATCATGACCAGAAGAAAAAGCTAAAGCTCCTGTTATTGAATCCGAAGCCATAAAGTCGCCAGAACCAGAATGATAAAAACTACCAGACTTAAGGAACTCGCCACTAACTGTAGAAAAATCACCGGAAGCAGTCTCTATCTCACTTTGAAGGAACCCACTAGCAGAGTTCGTGTAGGTTTCAGCATGGCCAGAAACGTCTACAGATTTTTGCCAATTCAACTCTCCGGTCGAATCTAGCGTCCCGCTAAGCTGAGAAGAAAGCCCAGAAACTCTGACCATTATATCTCCACTATAACCTGTAAAGGAGTTCGCTCCTCCTTCGGTCAGAGATACAAAACCAGACCTATTGTCATGAGTGTAAAATCCAGATGGATAAGCGTTTGATCCTGAAAGTTTTTTATTAAAAAATTCAAGAAACGAAGCCTCGTCTATTTGACCAGTTGCTATTTTAAAAGGCATAAGCTCTTATTTGACTTTAGTTACACTTAAAAAAGCATAACAGGCTCGAAAGTGTCGTTATTATTGACAGTTTCCGTATTAGTTATGTCGTTATAAAGCTTAAGGCCCCAATTCGCCAACATTAAAGCAGAATAATTATCTTTTCTAGCTTTATTAGGAGAGGTAGACCTTTTTAGGTGCTGTGGTAGGTCAAAATTTTGAGCTCCTCGCGCTGTCGCCTTATGTTCTACGAGACTACATTGCTTTTTTGTTTGATAGATCATATCATCTTGGTGCTCTATAAAATCTAACATAGACCAATCTTTCCTATCTCCTGTGAAAATTATTTTCTTAGGAGAAGGGAGCCGAAGGGTAGTTGTCCTGTTGAAAAAAACTTCATTAGAAGCAGTTCTCGAAGCGAATAAAATCTTCTTATAGTCTATGCAGGCCTGAAGATATTCATTAGCTCGGCGAATAAATGTGGTAGTAAAAACTTGATTAAAACATATTTGATTGTTTTCTAAATTATATTTTATTTTAGCTTGCTTTAAAGATTTTTGGTAATCTAATCCTTCTGCATCAGAGTTTAGCGGAATAGTTTTTAATTCAGTTCGTATATCTTTAAAATATTGAGACTCATTACAAGCATCGATAAAAACATCAGACCCAGCATTATCCAAACAAACAAAAACAATATTAAACGCTTGAAACAGGTAAGCTAAATATTTAACATGGTTACTCAAATTACCCAAACCAGCATAAGAATGAACTAACGTACCCAAACCAGTCTCATCATCTATCTCCATGACGGCTATAGCAAAATAATCTGCCGAAGGACTATCACTCATATTAGGGTCAATACCTAAAACATATTTTCTGCCGCTTCTACCGACTAAAAGAGTACTGGGTTCCTCGTCTCCTTTCAGAGTGCAGGCGTCCATCTTTTTCGCGCTAAAATAACTATCGCTGCCATCTGTGAACTGAGCGCAATACTCTCTCTGGAAAGAGTAATGGGAGGAGCCGCCTTCTGAAGCTTCATCAATGATAGTTTTGTCTATCATCTCCTTGGGTAGTGCTTCGTAACCTAACTGAGACACAAAATATTTAGCTTCCATAGAGCTATCCTTATCTTCTATTTTGTTTATCCATTCTTGGTAAGTTTTATATAAATTTTCAAAAGTATAACTAGCAGAAGATAGAGCTATCATTTTAGAAGTGTTTTCGAACTTGGTTCTCTCCTCCTCTTTTATTGCACCTTTCTTTATTAAGTCGTCCTCCATTTCCTTTATCTGCATTCTCCTTGCCATGTCCTGAGGCGCAACTAGGAAGGGCATTAAGACGTTTTTGATTATATCTTCTGGTAAAAGAAGAAACTCATCAAGCACAAGTATGTTAGCTCGAAATCCGCGAATCTTCTCTCCACTCAACGGGATCGCCGTAATTGTTCCGTTATTTATTTTCCATTCGTACTGGTCGTTTCTTTTAACTTTAGCCCCAAAGGCTTGAGCTAATAAAGCTGCCTCTTTCGTCTCTACTATTTTTTCTATATTGTTAAAGATAAATCTTGCCGTACGGAAAGTCGGGCCAGCTATAAGTATTTTCGTATTAGGTTCAAAAATGCACTGAAGAAAACAGTAGACCGCTGCTATGAAACTTTTACCACAACCACGACCCCAGACACACATGCTGAAATTTCTATTAAATAACCCCCTTAAGGTTATTTCTTGGTATGGAGCCAACTTTATCCCGCTTAAAAGGTATGTAGTGAAATATAAGTTGTTTCTGAGAAATTCCGCTAAAGATATCTTCGCTTCTTTGTCGTCAAGAAAACCTTCCAGTTTTTTTAATCTGGAATTTACGTCTTCTACTTCTATTTTGTATTTTTCTGGACAAGACCACATATCATAAAAGTTTTAACTCATAAGCTAATTGCAGGTCTATATCCTTATAGTTCGTGCCGGAGAAGAATAGTTTTCTCGTTAACCTTGTAGCTTCTGTTCTACCTTTAGCGAAAAGGAATTGTACGTTTTCATGTTTCTGAATTATATCTCTAACGTTTCTCATCACGTACTCGGGAGTAACCTGTACTTTTTTAGTTACGTATTTGAGATAATTAAATTTCATCATGTTGTCTAATGAATTTTCCACGACTACAACTACGTAAGCATCTTGCTCCTCCGCTCTCTCTAATTCTCTGCAGAATCTATCGCATCCTCCCGTAAACGTACCTATAAAATCTTTAGTCTCTTTTCTTTCTACGTAGCATTTGTTATCTTCTTTGTCAAGCCAATAGTCGGCAAATTTTAAACCTTCTCTTCTTGTTTGGTAGTTTATATTTAAAGGTTTCTGCTCTCTTGTATCGATTACTATTTCGTAGCCTTCTTCTATTTTTTCTTTTATCTCTTCTGAAGGAAATTTATTAAACCTAGGTTTTAAATCGAGTTCCGAACACAAAGAGTAGAAGTCGCCAAATAGTTCTTGGTAGTAGTGAATCGGCGGCATCATGGTGCAACGCATCTCTACTTGTGTTGGAGAATAGTTTAGCTTTCTCCTATCTTTCCTCTCTTCAATGATTTTAGTACAAAATTCTTTGGCTTCTTCTTTAGAGGTCTCCTTCAACCATTTTTTCATATTAACTCTAGAGTTAAAATAGTTAGAAAAATAATAATTTTTGTTTTTAAATTTTATCAACTCACCTGTAAGTAAATCTCTACGAGGGTAATATTTTTGATAATATTCGGCCATTCTTATTTTGAATTTACGCAAGTACCTATGAAGTTCTTTTTCTGTTTCAAACTTCGCTCCATCTATTTTACAAGTTAGATCAACCATTGATTGCCTCCTCTTCTGATATTCCAAATATTCTAGCTTTTATTTGATCCATTGTTGATAACTCATCAACTGAGTCTTTAACGACTCTCTTTCTAAGTTCCGCTATTCTTATTAATTCCTTTCTGCCTTGCTCTTCTTTCCAAGTTTCTATTAAGTTAAGAATGCTTGCGTTATCGTGTATTTGCTTGCTTAGTCTATCGCTTCTTTTTTGTTTTAGGTCGCTTAGTAGTTTATGCTGTCTGTTTACGCATGAATTATATTCGTTTTGAGCTGTGCTTATTGCTTCCACCAAACTCATGGATATCCTTCGCCCTTCGTTGTCCATTGCTGTTTCGTCTAATAGATTCTGGAGCCTACCTACTCTTCTTTGGATGTTTGATGCTATAACGACCTCCCCGGAAAGAACTATGTATTGGTCAACTTCTTCTTGAGTTAAGTCGGACTTATCATGAGTATATCTAACAAAAGAAGACTCAAAAAGCTCCCTGTCTGTCTCGTGATTATAGTTGCTTATTTGATGCACAAACCTAAAGGTATGTAAATAGCCCATTAGTTTATCTATGCTCTTTTTTTGCCTAGGGGTTATTTTTTCTTTATCTATCCCACTGTCTAAGATATACTTGTTTATTTTACTGAGTACTCTATCTGGATGTTTTGGGGGTTTGTATTCAAATGCTGCCCTGTTTACCTCTTGCTCTTCTTCGAAATCTTCTCCAGTTAAGCTTTTGCAGTACTGAGTGACCATTCTTACTTCTGAACTTAA